GGAGATTATTTATACCCACTGGAAACAGGGACCTTTTAAAGAAGATTCTGAGGTTGTTTATGGTTTAGACTTTGGTTATTCAGTACCAACTGCTTTAATTAAAGTTGGTTTCAAGGATAATCAAACCTATGCACACGAAATGTTATACGAAACACGGCTGACTACTAATGACTTAATTGAGAGATTAAAGACATTAGATATAAAAAGGTCAGAGGAGATATTTTGTGATAATGCAGAGCCTAAAACCATTGAGGAACTTGTTAGAGCAGGGTACAATGCAAAGCCAGCAGAAAAGGATGTTTATGCTGGAATACAAAAGGTTAAAAGCCAACCCCTAACAATAACACCAGAATCAACCAACCTAATAAAAGAAATAAGGTCTTACAAATGGAAAACGGACAAAGATGGCAAAGTCCATCCTGATGAAAGCCCGGTAAAGATGTGGGACCACGGTTGTGATGCTATGCGATATGCGATATTTACAAAACTAAACAAGCCAAGATTTGAGGTCTTAGCTTGGTAAAGATATAAAATGGGCAAGATACAAGATGCGTGGAATGTGTTGAGAGGTAAGGCTTTACCCTTAATGAATATTGGGCAGCCTTTTGCTTCTTACACAATGATGGGTGGAACCTATGTAGGTATTGCCGACAATAGAAAAAACTACATTACAGATGGATATCAGGTTAATGATATCATTTACACAGCAGTCTCTTTAATTACAGATAAAGTTAGACTACCTGAGTGGGCAGCTTATAAGATTGTTGATGAAGCAGCCTTTAAGTCTTACCAGGGGTTGATGAGAAAAAAGGATATTAGCACACAAGACTTTAAAAAAGCTGTTAAATACAGAAAGAAAGCATTAGAGCCTATTTATGTTGACAGACTTTCAGAGCTGCTTAAATATCCCAACGAATACGAGACTTTTCAAGATTTAGTAGCCAATTCAAGTGGATGGAAACTAATCACAGGAGGTCGCACTATATGGTCCCAAATGTTGGATATGGGTGCTAATGCTGGCAAACCATTTCAACTGCATAACCTTCCTTATCAAGAGGTTTCAATCATTGCTACCACAAATCAATTCCCAATAGTGGAGCAGGCTTATGTAATGACTAACCTTGCTGAGGCTTATTTTCCTAAGAGTCAGGTTTTGCACGATAAATACCAAAACTATGATTGGGATGTAAATGGCGCACACCTTTATGGTATGAGTCCTTTAAAGTCTGCATTAAGAAGGTTAAGCCGTTCTAACTCAGCTATCAAGGCATCAGCCGCAATGTTAGAGAATCAAGGTGTCAAAGGTGTTCTTTATATGGATGACCCTAGAGTTTTATCTAATGGCATTGATCCTTTAGACACAAGAAAGCAAGTAGAAGCAGTAAAGCAGAAACTTGTAGGCAAAGGTGAGTGGGTAGGTTCAGACAATTGGGGCAGAATAGGAGTTAGTGGTTATAAGTTAGGATGGCAGTCTGTAGGACTTAGCCCTGTTGACTTATCAATCATTGAGTCTGAGAAATGGGACCTAAAGAGATTTGGGGCTGTTTATGGGGTTCCAAGTCAGTTAATGGGTGATTCTGATACTTCTACTTATAACAATGTCAGAGAGGCTGAAAAGGCCCTTACAGCTCGCTGTGCAATCCCACAGTTAGTTTCATTTAGAAATCATTTAAACCGTAAGCTCCAAACAGATTGGGGTTATAAGGGGCAGAATATATATGTTGACTTTGATCATACTGTCTTTACTGAATTACAGGAAGATGTTAAAGAGAAATCAACTTGGATTAACCAACTCAGAGCTTTAAGCCCGAATGAGCAAAGGATGCACTTGGGACTAGAAAGAATAGACAACCCTCTATTTGATGAGCCTTGGATAACTACTCAGGATGGAATGCCATTATCAGAGTACGATGTTAAGGAGGATGAGATGGAAGATGAAAGTCCTAATAGTGAGGAAATGGATGAGGAAATAGATGATTGAGGATATAATAAAGCAGACCTATCCAATAACTAAAAAGGAAAGGTGCTGTGCAATGTTAAAAGCGAAAATGGAAGCCAAAAGACAGGCTTTAAGAGATAGGTTAAATGACCAACACAGAAAGGACAGAATGGGCAAAGAAATTCCATCGGACAAACCGCAAGTTTGGGAGTCAGTTCTTTCCTAAAGTAAAGAGGTCGTTAGATAAGGTTGTAAGTTCTTTGATAGGTACTATAAAGAGAAAAGGAGCAAGGCAAACACTTGTGGAGCTTCGTACAAAGTTATGGAGTGATGACTTGAATAAGCCAATAGCAGACATCTACAAAAAAGTAGGTGTTTACTATGCTAACGAAACCTACAAACAAATTAGGCGAGAAATTGCCCAAAAGGGAATAGGTAGAGATGAGGCTTGGATTAAGTTTATACAAGATGAGCTGCAAAAAACTTTACTTCAGTATGCTGTAGTAAAAACCTCTGAAACACTTAGAAATCATCTAATCTTAGTATTACAGTCAGCAATTTCAAAGGAGTTGACTGTAGATGAGATTGTTAAGTTATTTGAGACATCAGGGTTTACTGCAATGCAAGCTGAAAGAATAATCAGAACTGAGGTAGGTAGAGCAGCCAACACAGGTGTAAAAGCAGCAGCAGAGGGGTTTAATTACGAAATGGTCAAAGAGTGGATAGCTTTTAGAGATTCACGGACCAGGGGTTTTAAACCTAAGCAACCTAAAGACCACTATCATATGGATGGGCAAGTAGTTGACTTTTATGACAACTTCACAGACCCAAGAAGTGGTGAACAAATTGAGTACCCATTAGCTCCTGGAGGATCAGCAGCAATGGTTATTAATTGTAGGTGTAGTTATATAGTAGTACCTAAAAGAGACAGCAGAGGACAACTAATCAGAACATAATTGGGAGGTGATTAGGTGGCAATAGCCAATACTGCAACAATGAAACAAGAACCAGACCTAACCCTCCCTAAATGAAAGAAACTATGAAAAGATATTTTGAACAAAAACTGATATCAGACTCAGTAAGAGATGTATCAGAAACTTCACGAAAAGTAAAAGTAGCCATCAGCCAAATGGGTTCTAAGGACTTTGACAATGATGTCATTGACCACGGAGCTTACAATAAAACTATGGCTGAAAGAGGTCCCAAAGGTGCTAATTTGATTTGGCACTTAACAGATCACAACCCATCACTAAAATCAGCTATTGGTAAATTCTCTGAGTTATATGTAGAGGATAACTACCTAGTAGGGGTTACAGATGTCCCTAACACAACTTGGGGAAATGATGTATTAGAGTTTTACAAGTCTGGGCATATTAATCAGCATTCTGTAGGCTTTAGAACAATTAAAGCTGAAGCACAACAGAAAGGTCAAGCAGAGGAGTATAATCTCATCAAAGAGATTCTTTTGTTTGAAGGTTCTGCTGTATTATGGGGAGCTAACCCTAACACACCAACTCTGAATGTAGGCAAAGGTCTAACTAAAGAGGAAATCACAGATCAACACGAAAAACTAAGCAAAGAGCTTAATCTATTAATTAAAAGCCTAAAAGATGGTAGATTTACTGATGAGGCTTTTGAGTTTATAGAAATTCGCTTTGCACAAGTTAATGAAGCAATTAAGTCACTCTTATCTACTGAGGCCACTCCTGTTGTAGAGCAACCCGCTGAAGCAGTTGCAGAAACTAAGGAGCCGGTGATTGATCTAAGTGACCTTAAGCATACATTGAACAATTTTATTTACAAATTAAATTCCTAACAATGGAAGAATTAAAAAACATCGAAGCCTCAGTAAAATCTGCTACTGAGTCTGTTGAAAAGATGAAAGCTGCCAATGAGGCTGCTATTGCAGATGTTAAAACACAAGTAGCTGAAGTAAAAGCTGCTGTAGTTACTATGGATGAGGCTGCTAAAAAAAATCAGGCTGCTCTTGACCAAATGATTGCTGAGAAGGCTGCAAAGACTGTAAACAACAAAACTAAGTCTTTCGGTGATGCTTTCTCTGAGCAAATGGCTGAGGCTTTTGAAGCTAAGCAAGCTGAAATCAAAGAGTTCCAAAAGAACAAAAATGCAAAGTTGACAATTGACCTAAAAGCTGTAGGTACAATGACAACTTCTTCTAACCTAACTGGTGATGGTACTGCTACCTACAACACTCGCCAAGGTTTAGTACCTTCTCAAAAAGTAAATTTCCGTGACCTTATCCCAACTGCTGTAAGTCCTACTGGATTGTATGTTACTTACCGTGAGACAGGAACTGAAGGGTCTATCGGAATTCAAACTGAAGGAAACCTAAAGTCTCAGATTGATTATGACCTTACAGAAGTTAAGGTTGTATCTGACTACATTGCTGGTTTTGCTCGTTTCTCTAAGCAAATGATGTTCCAACTTCCTTTCTTACAGAATACACTTCAGAGAATGTTGCTCCGTGACTTCTACAAGAAAGAGAATAGCACTTTCTTCTCTGCTGTATCTACTGCTGCAACTGGTAGCACAACTACTGCTGCTTCTGTTGATGCTGAGCAGTTAGTTGACTGGATTGCAAATCAATTGGATGCAAACTTTGAGGCTTCTTTTGCTTTAGTATCTTATGCTCAATGGGCTGACTTGTTAAAGACTAAGCCTACTGACTACTCTGTACCTGGTGGTGTTATTATTGACCCTAACGGAAATATCCGTATTGCAGGTGTACCTGTAATTGGTGCATCTTGGGTTACTAACGATAAAGCTCTTATCGTAGATGCTTCTTACCTTGAAAGAGTTGAGACTGAAGGATTGCGTGTTGAGTTCTCTTATGAGGACAGCGACAACTTCCAACGTAACTTGGTAACTGCTCGTGTTGAGTGTTTTGAGGACATCAACATTATGAGAACAGATGCCTTGATTTACGGATCATTCTAAGCTGTGGTTGATGTGGTGATAGGGGTCGGTTTCGGCCGGCCCTTTTTTTAAATACTTATTATGTTGTATAACTTACTAATTGATTGGCAGGATCAGACTGAGGAGTCTGGAATTGTAGAACCTGTTACACTTGCTGAGGTAAAGCAATACCTTAGGATTGAGGGTTTTATAGATTCTACCGAATCATTGTCCTCAGACTTTGATGATGATGATGAGATTATTGATGACCTCATTACATCTGCCAGGGAGAGATTAGAGGAGTACACAGGATTGAGTTTTATCCCTAAGACTTGGGAAATTGAATTTACAAACCTTGCAGGGAATTTTGAGATTCCTTTTGGTCCTGTAAGTTTGATTGAGTATTTAAGGGATGATGAAGGTGATTCTTTAAGTACAGATGACTATAAGATGTCTTTTAACAATAGGATATTAAAATACCCTAACTGGGAAAATATGACTATGAAATATGAGTCAGGATACCCAATTTTGCCAAAAGGCCTTAAAGATGCAATGTATAAAGAGATTGCCTATCGTTATATTAACAGAGGTGATGAGAATAAGGAAGGGTTAAGCAAAGAGGCAATGGTTTTAGCTGCTAAGTATAAAACAAGTAATTGGATAGGATGATAGGAAATCTTAAACCTATAAAGCTAATACAATACAATCAGTCTTTTGATGTGTATGGTGATGCTCTTGAAGCTGTCCAAACCACTTATAAAATGTGGGCTGAAATTGAGGATAGCGGGGGAAGCAAAAACCAAGAATTAGGTAGGACTGATATGACTGATTCCAAAACCTTTAAGATAAATTTTAGGGGTTATTTGGTTACAGGAGACTACAAGATTCAATACTTTGGCCAAACTTATGCTGTCACTAATGTGCAGAGAATACAAGAAAAGAGGTTTAACTACCTAATAACTGCCTTTAACATATTTGAAACTAGCACAGGAACCACAGGAGGAACAACACAGAATTTTGAGACTGTTACTTATAATCAAGTTACTGGAGTATTTACATTTACAGATGGTAACCTTAATGGAAATTTACTCAGATATTCAGTTTTAAACCTAAATGGAACAAACTATATCAATAGGTTTAATGAGCAAATAAGTTTAGGACCAGGGCCTGGCAATGAAAGATATTACCCATATTTAACACCTCCAGATGAGGTGATTGTTAGTTGGTATTTGATTGCTCCTGATAGTCCAACACCAATAACATCAACTAATACAGCTAATGTTACTTGTGAGAGGTTATGTATAAGAACATTTAGGATATATGAATACAATATTCAAAATAGTGTCTTATCTTATACAATAGTTGACAATGGATGTTACCCATACAATGTAAATGGTGACAAGTTAGATTTAGCAGTAGGTATAGGGCAATTTGTAGATATTATGAATGCCGATCCTATAAATGCCCAATATTTTCAAATAACATCATACAGGTTACAGCAAACGAGTCCTTTTGGACCCAATTATTTATTAGATGTTAGTCCTGTTGACCCTTATTTTCAATGGAACCCTGCCGATACTATTCTTTACATACAAGCTGAGCCTGCATGATAAAAGTAAATGTCATAGGATTGGATAGCTTGCAAAAAAGAATAGAGAAAGCAAGTGCAGAGGTTAAAACCTTAGTGGATGCTGAATTACAGGCATCAGCTATGGAATTTGTTGCAGGGGCTAAAAGAGACCTTGCTACACAAGGTGGTGATAGAGGGACTTTATTAAGGTCTATTACTTATAGCAAATCAGATTCTTTGGCATATACGGTTAGTGCTAATACATCTTATGCAGCTTTTATTGAGTTTGGAACAAAGACTAAATATAATCCCTATCCAGGGACAGAGGAGTTTGCTGCACAATATAAAGGCTCAAAGGGTAGTGGCACATTAAAGCTAATAGATGCTATAAAAGGTTGGGTAAAGAGAAAAGGGATAGCAAGTGGCAAGGAAGTAGACAGGGCAGCATTTTTCATTGCTAGGTCTATATACAAAAATGGTATAAGTCCGAAACCATTTTTCTTTAAGCAGATAACACCTGTAAGGACAAAATTAATTAACAGAGTAACAGCATTATTAGATGGGATATAAGTCGGTCCTATATGATTTAAAGACTCAATGGTACACACAAATCAAGAATTTGGTGACCAACAGAACAGTCTATAAAGATGCTGTACCTTTATCAGAGAATGGCAACTATATACTTATTAGAAGTGAAGGTGCATCTCAGACAGACTTAAATAATTCAGCATTTTTTCAGTCTGCTATTATTGTGTTGGATATTGTAACTAAGTTCACCAACATAGCAAATAGTAAGACTGCTTATGATATATTAAACGAGATTAATTTAGTATTAATCCCAAGCCCTAACAGTAATATCTTTGTTTTACCTGACCATCAAGTCACTCAGGTTACAATACAATCTGAGTCTGAATTTTATGAAGATGATGGTGGTGGTAAACTATTTAGGTTATTAGTTAGATATGAACACATTATAAATCAAAATTAAATAAACAAAAAATGGCAGATCCTACAACAATTAGTGGAAGTGTGATGTTCATTGAGTATTCTGACACACCTTCTGGTGCAAAAAAGTCGGCTGTTTGCCAATCAGAGGGGTCCTTTGATGGCAGCCGCAACGTAGTAAGTGATGAAACAAATTGTGGAACCCTAAAGACATTAGGTCCCCAAAACAACCGATTCACTTTGAATGCTGTGGTTGACACAGCCCCTGATGCTAATGAAGCATCATTCAATGATTTTCAGACTCTTTATGCTAACAATACTAAAAAGTATTGGCATTTGACAGATTCAGCAGAAACCGTTTATCACGGTGGATATGGCTGGATAGCTTCTCTTGGTCAGCAGAATGTTAGCGGTCAGACTGCTAAGTTCACAATGACTATTGAGATTGAAGGAGACATTGATACTGAACCTGCAAGCTAATCACTATGAAAACAATCACACACAGCATTGGAGGTAAAGACAGAATATTGGATGTAGGCAAGATGTGGTTTTCTAAGTTTTATGGGGAAGCCACTTCTTCCGATCCATTACTAATGTCTGAGCTTCTAAGTAAACCAAACAAGCAATTTGACTTTATTTGCGGCCTTGTTTATGGTGGTATAAACTGCCATAACAAAGTAACTAACAACTCAGAATTTGTAACCATTGAACAGGTGCAAGATTGGGTAGGTAGTATGGATGAGAATGAGGCAGCAGATTTAATCAATAAGTTTGTAGAAGTTAACAAACCCAAAGAGCAGGGGGAAAAGTAAGCCCAGGCAAAACCCTGACCTGGGATGAGTTGAGGTCGGAAGCATTTGGACAGATAGGCCTACTTCCGCATCAGTTTTATGATTTGTCTTTTGATGAGTATTTACTCTTAAGGAAAGGGTATGTTGAGAAAGTCAAAAATGAATCAATCCTGGTTAGGTTTCAGACTGCCTTGATATGTGAGGCATTGATAGGTAAGGGAAATGGGGCAAGATTCGTGATGGATAGCTGGCAATTGGAAGAACAAGGTGAGCTATCTAAAGATGATATTAAGTCCTTATTGAAAGCTAAAAGGGAAAAGGAAGCCCTTAAAAGAATAAAGCAGAATGGCTGAGTTACAGATACAAATAGGGGCAAATGTTAGTAATGCAGTTGCTGGTCTTAATAAGATACAAACTGAATTAGACCAAACTGCTCAGGGTAGTGTTAAAGTTACAGGAGCAGTCAATCAAGCTGCTGCTAGTTTAAACAAATTACCTCAATCTGCTAATCAAGCTACAACAGCAGTCGGTAATCTTAGTCGAATTGTTCAAGATGCTCCTTTTGGTTTTATAGCCATCTCAAACAACTTACAGCCTTTATTTGATGACTTTCAGAGACTAAAATCTCAGACAGGTTCTGTTGGTGGTGCATTTAAGGGATTATTAGGAGCCATTGCGGGTCCTGCTGGCATTGGTTTAGCATTTGCAGCCGCTACCTCTTTAGTAACTGTTTTTAGTAAAGAGTTATTTGGATCAGGTGCAGCAGCTAAGAAAGCAAAAGATGATGTTGCTGAGTTTAAGAAGTCTTTAGATGGCGCACAAGCCTCAGCCTTATCTACAGGCCTACAATTACAGAAATTTGTAGAGATTGCTAAGAATGGCAATCTTCCATTAGAACAACGTAATGAGGCCTTAAAAAAGGCTAATGACATTTTAGGGGACTATGGTCAGAAACTTACTTTAACCAATATAGCAACAGCAAGAGCCACAGAATTAGTCAATCAATATACACAGGGGTTAATTGCTCAGGCATTAGCCAATCAATATGCAGATAGAGCTGCTACTTTATTAATTAATCAGGCAGCAGCACAAAAACAAGTTACTGAGGCACAATTAGCATATAATAAAGCTCAAGCGGCTTTTATAAATAGGCCACAATTATCACTTAGAGAACAAGAGTTAGGTAAAGGTCAATCCTTTATAATTGACAGAGATAAAGCATTAAAAACACTTAATCAAAGTCAGGAAGATTATGCAAGAATTACTAAGGAAGTCACAAACATTACCACTCAATTTAATGAGCAAGCCTTAAAATCAACTAATCTTTTAGGTAATGTTGGAACTAAGGTTAAGGGC